ACAAAACTATAGATGTAGATAGCAACACAGTATCTAATATAGAAGTAGATAACTTAAAGTCTGGTGTCTTAGATACAGACTTATCATCTACTGCTGGTACAGATACTACATTAGCTTCTGCAAAAGCAATTAAAACTTATGTAGATACACAGATTACTGCTGAAGACTTAGATGTAACAGCAGATAGTGGTGGTCCAATATCTATTGATTTAGATTCTGAAACATTAGATATTGCAGGTGGTACAGGTATAACTACTACAGCTAGTGGTAATGAAATTAGTGTTGCTATAGATTCAACTGTAGTTACAGAAAGTTCTACAGATACACTTACCAATAAAACAATAGATGCAGACAATAATACAGTAAGTAATTTAGAAGTAGATAATCTTAAATCTGGTGTATTAGACACAGATATAAGTTCTACTGCTGCAACTGATACAACAATACCTTCTGCAAAAGCTGTTAAAACTTATGTTGATGCACAAGGTACTGCACAAGATTTAGATATTACAGATGGTTCTACTACAAGTGCTGTTGATTTAGATAGCCAGACAATGACAATACAAGGTACTTCTAATGAAGTAACAGTAGGATTAACTGACCAAGCATTTACTATAGGATTACCTTCTAGTATTACTACTAATCTTGTTGGTAATGTAACTGGTAATGTATCTGGAACATCAGGTTCTACAACAGGTAATGCAGCAACTGCTACAGCTTTAGCAACTGCAAGAAATATTGGTGGCGTATCTTTTGATGGAACAGGTAACATTGATTTACCTGGTGTTAATACAGCAGGAACTCAAAATACTTCTGGAACTGCTGCAGGATTATCTGCAACATTAGCAGTAGCTAGTGGTGGTACAGGTGCTACATCAATGACAGATAAAGCAGTTGTCATTACACAAGATAGTGGAACAGATACTTTATCTTCAGTAGCTATGGACGCAAATGGTGAACTACTGATTGGTGGTACATCTGGTCCAGCAGTAGGAACACTTACAGCAGGTTCTAATATTACAATTACAAACTCTGATGGTGGAATAACAATAGCTGCTGCCGCTGAAACTGGTGATATATCATCAGTAAATACAAATGCAAACTCTGGTTTAGCTGGAGGTGCAGCAACAGGAGATGTAACATTAACTGTTGACCCATCTAACTTAGCTGATGGTTCAGGTGTTACAGTAGATACATCTAATGACTTCTTAATTATGGAAGATGTTACAGATGGTACAGTTTACAAAGTTAATCCAGACCAGATAGCTTCAGGTTCTGCTAACGCATTAGTTGATGGAGATTCAGATTTTACAATTACAGATGGTGTTGCTTCTGGTATTCACTACGAGTTAGACAATACAGATATGGCTGACTGGAATCAAGGTGGTGTTGCATTAACAGCAGCAGGTGGTGTTTTTCAACATAATCAAACACAATCAGCAACTTACACTATTGGAAGTGGTAATGGAACAGTTCTAGCAGGACCAATAACAATCACAGGCACTATAACAAATAGTGGTACAATGGTGATACTATAGGAGAAATATGCCAGGAAAATTAATTGTAGATGAAATAGAAGATAGTGGTGGTAGTTCTGTTATAGGCAGAAAAAATGCAATTATCAATGGTAACTTTGATATATGGCAAAGAGGTACTTCCTTTACTGCAACTGGTTATCACGCAGATAGATGGAATACAACTGTATCAGGTACAGGAACAACTACAATATCACAACAAGCATTTACAATAGGTCAAACAGATGTACCAGGAGAACCTAAATACTATTTAAGAATTGCAAAGTCTAGTGGTGTTAGTGGTGCTTCAGGTGCAGATGTATTATCACAAAGAATTGAAGGAGTAAGAACTTTTGCAGGACAAACTGCCACATTAAGTTTTTATGCAAAAGCTAGTGAATCTACAACTATTGATTTCTTTTTAAAACAAGATTTTGGTACTGGTGGTTCTCCATCTGCTGATGTTGACGAAACACCTACAGGAGTTAGTGTTACTACATCTTGGCAAAAATTTACAGTAACACAAGCGTTTGATAGTATAAGTGGAAAAACTATTGGAAGTAATAATGATGACTATTTTGACTTAATTATGAGAATAGATAATGGCTCAAATGCTAGTGTAGATTTTGCACAAATACAAATGGAAACAGGAAGTGCAGCTACAACATTTGAGAAAAGACCTATTGGAGAAGAAATTTCTTTATGTCAAAGATATTTTTGCAAATCTTTTCCACTTGCTACAACTCCTGCACAAAATGTTAGTCCTGGTTTTATGTATGTATTGAATTATACAGGTTCAGGTACATTTTCAAATTACACATTATTTCCTGTAGAAATGAGAGCAAATCCTACTTTAACATTTTTTAATCCCTATGCTACAAACTCTAGTTTTAGACAATGGAATACTTCTAATGATTATGCAGTATCAACCAGTTCACCTGTAACTAACGCTATTCAAAATTTTGGTATTGGAGACCAAAGTGGAGTAACTGGTGGACATTTGAATTGGACAGCAGACGCAGAATTATGATAAGTACAGTAACTAATACATACGATATGACAGATGCAAGTAAAGTTGCAAGTCTAAAAGTTGTTTATCAAGATGGAACAGAAAGTTTCGTACCATTAGATGAAGGCAATAGACACTATAAAGAAGTGCTACAATGGGTAGCAGATGGTAATGAGATTGGAGAACCTGAATAATGCCAGGTAGTATAAAGATAGATGATGGAAGTGGTAACTATACCATATTAACTAACGCAGGTTCGTTAGGTTCAGACAAAACAATTACTATTCCTAATGAAACAGCAACACTTGCTACTACTACTGCTACTAATTTGGGTGGTTTAGTTAAGTTAGCAAGTTCTACTGCAAGTTCTAGTTCTGAATTAGTTTTTGATAACTTTGTAGACACTAGCATTTATAGCAGTTACTATATTGCAGTTGATAATATAATACCTGCTACTAACAATGTAAATTTTCGTGTTGTTTTTCGTACTGGTGGTGCTAGTGGTGCAGATAAAACAGGTACTTATTCAAGAGGATATGCTTATAACTATTTAGAAACATCTTCCTCTAGTTCAGGTGCAAGAGCAAACTATACAGATTATGGAGTGTTAGCTGACAATGTAGGAAATGCAGGTGCTTCAGTTCACGCTTTACAAGCTATTGGTCAATTTTTTCCTGGTAATGGAACAAACAGTACAGCAATTATACAAATGCCTATGACACAAAGACAAAGCAGTGGTGCTGTTGTAGGTTATTATCAAAATGCTATAATAGTAGAAAATTTATACGCAGCAACTGGATTAAGATTTTATCTTGGTAGTGGTAATATTGCTAGTGGCAGTATTCACATTTTTGGAGTTAAGAAATAATGGCACAATCATTAGAAGAAATAAAAGCAGAATTAGAAGCTCCTACTCATACCATTGTTAATGGAGAAAGAGTTGATTTAACTGCTGAAGAAGTAGAAGCAACTCTTGATATGTGGGCAGAAAACGAAAGAGCTAGACAACTTGATGAAGAAGCTAATGGTTGGCTTTACAATAGACTTGCAGAATATCCATCATTACAAGATTGCATACACGCATTACTAGATGGTGGAGATACTCTTACAGATTTACAAGCAGCAAGACAAGCAGTAAAAGACAAGTACCCTAAAGGATAGATTATGGCAAGTACTGTTTATAAAATCACAAATACTACTAACAAAGATTTTTATATTGGTGCAACTACTAGAACAATGAACAATAGATTTGCTGAACATAAATACCAATCACTAAAAAGAAATTCTAATTCTGCTTTACATAAAGCTATGAGAAAATTTGGTGTAGAAAACTTTGATATTGAAGTATTAGAAGTTTGTGAGAATGCTTTTGAGTTAGAAGAAGATTTAATTAATGATTTAAACCCTGCATATAATACAGGTTGTGCAGGAGAACACAATGGTAGATATGGAAAAACTACTTCAGAAGAAACTAAAAGAAAAATTGGTTTAGCGAACAAAGGTAATCAACCAAGATTAGGTGCTAAACTTAGTGAAGAAAGCAAGATGAAGATTTCTAAATCACAAAAAGCTAGATATGCAAGATTGAGAGGTGATGACCTATCGCATCAGAAATAAAAGTAGATACAATATCAGAAAAGACTTCTGCTAATGGTGTAACTATTGATGGTGTTTTAATTAAAGATGGTTCTATTAATG